TTCGTAAATACTCACATTTGGCGATAGAATACGAAGGAGCCGCATTGGCTCCTTTTTCTTTTTTAGGTTAGTGGAATGAACATAAAGCTTTATTATGTCAGTCAGTTTCAATATCCCTCGTGAAGCCTTGTAAACCCTTGTCCTACCTACTGTATTCAAAATGCCTTGTCCGAATTTTAACGCAGAATAACGCTTAATTACGATGTGTGTCGCCATTTTGTCGCCACTTATGGCGTCTAGATATCTAGAGCTGTTAGAGGATTAAACCTCACTGCATCACTCAAATGGTTTGGGGAAAAGTGCGCATAAATCATCGTGTGATCGATGTGCTGATGGCCGAGGATTTCCTTCAATACAAGAATGTTGCCGCCATTCGTCATAAAGTGGCTTGCGAAGGTATGGCGCAGAACGTGAGTGGCTTGGCCTTCTGGTAAATGGGGAAGGGCGATCGTTAGCCACTTATACACCACGTTGTAACTACAGGTGAACAGGCGATCATTGGTCGGCTTATATATCTGATGATATAACTCTTCAGAAATAGGCACCGTCCGGTTGCGTTTGCCTTTGGTATTGCTGTAAGTGATCCGGTACTTCGTTAAGTTAGAACCTTTTAAAAATATTGCTTCTCGTACGCGTGCACCGGTCGCCAAACAAACCTTGTACACCTTAATCAGCTCGTTACCAATTGGGCTTTGTCTCGCTACTTTAAACAAGTGGTGAATTTCTTGCTCGGTTAGGAATGCCAGCTCGGATTGAGGTTTTTTGATTGCCTCGATACCATCAGCCGGATTAGGCAATTTCCATTCACCTAGTTTAATCAGCTTGTTGAACATTGCTTTGAGCAAACCGAAATCCACATTGTTAGAAGCGATAGACAAATCTTTGTGCTGTTTGCCTCGCCCTTTGTTCGAGCGACTAGCTCTGTACAACGCGAGTTGCTGCGCATTGAGATGTGAAGCAATAGGGTTGTTTAAATCTGAAACCATGCTTTCTAAACGAAGGCGAGTATGGTCACCGGACTTTAGATTCTTGCCATGCAACTTAAACCACAATGCAACAAGCTCAGATAAACGGCGATGATCAGGTTTAACACCTAGCCAGGGCTTATCGTCTACTTCTCGCATGGTGAATCGTTCGAAAGCAGCAGCTTCACCTTTAGTAGCGAACCTCTTACGAACGCGTTTACCTACTCGACCATTTGGATAACATTCACAAAGCCAAGGCTTCGTTGAACCATCTTTTAAGTTGCGGATAGACATAAAGAACTCGAATTAAACTGTATATTTAAACAGTGTAATTCGAGCTAAAACGTTAAACAATGTTTAATACTTGGCTTATGAAGCAGTCTACAAACAATGTAGACTTTTTCTTATTTACACTACGTATGAGGCCCCAAAAACCTATCACCGTTTAGGTGGATCATATGATTAGGATTTTCTGCTACCCATACCTCTGTTTCCCATGCGATATCAACGATGAATTTCCGAAGAATTTGTTTATTTGGGAAAGCTGTAACGTAGACTATCCCCACATTGCATCCAGAGAAAAGTTGATCCAACTGAGAGTGTCTTTTGGTTGAAATAGCCCCTGTAGATGTGACTGCTTCTACCAAAAAAAGCCAAGACTTATTATGATCGTAAATAATTACATCTGGTAACTTGCCTTTATCTAGCACCTGGATATTGAGTGCAGAAAACAACTCAGTATCCATATGTAAAAGTTTTCCGCCTGAGTTCCTTGTTTTATCAGTATCGCCAAGGTAGAGCACTGAATAATTTTTAGAGACAAATTCGCGGCAGAATTTGTGAACTATGTCAGCTTGTAGTTGATTGTGCTCGCCGGGAGATAGATGTATCGCAGGTGAGTCTGGAATCTCAACTTTGATTTTCATTGACTCAGTTTTTTCTAACCAGAGTTGCTGTAGCCCCTCAATCGATCCGAGGAACTGCTGGAGGGAAGTTTCCCAAGATGGCTGATCAAAGGACCTCAGTACGTTAAGGAATTCAGAAGTTAAAGAATAGTTATAATCACTACTGTTAGTAGCTCTGTTTGGGTTATCTTCATTTTCGTTAACCATACGTAAGTGTAGAAACGTATGCAGGCAGTCCTTTCGAATAGACTCCCTAGAATTGGGAGCGTACGTAAAACTGTAGTTTTCTCTGATAAAGTTCATTATCGCATCAATGCCAATAGGGGAGCTTGTTGCATCACTCCAACTATTTGATGAAGATATATTGGCTAATGCCAAGAGTACCCATGCTGACCGATCTGTTCTCACAATAGAGTAGTGGTGCTTTTTATCCAGACCAATTGCTCGTAAAATCGAATAAGCTTGAATGACTTTTTCAAGTTGATTATTAGTATAGTAGGCAGCTATTTCACTTATTTTTTCTTTCCGAAATAGCGGCTGAGTTCATGAGTTTCTGTACTATTCATATTCTAATTACCCATGAGGTCCAAGGAAGCGATCTCCATTGAAATGAATCATGTGTTCAGGGTTGTCGGCAATCCAGACTTCGGTTTCCCAAGCAATATCAGCAGCGTTTTTTCTAAACTCTTTTCGGTCAGGAAATGCTGTTACATAAACACGACCAACTTTACATTCTGAAAGCATATCTTCCAGCTCTCTCCAACGTTTAGGGCTTACTGGACCGTGGCTAGTAACAGCTTCGATTAGGAATAACCACTGGCGTGCTTCGTCATATACAACAACATCTGGAAGTTTGTCATGTGACATAGGTGGGACACCAATCAGAGCCAAATAATCAGTATCTAAGTGCAGCAACTTGCCGCCTTCTTTTCCACGGCTGCTAGCTGTATCGCCGATATACAAAACTTTACACCCAGCGCCGACAAAAATAGGGCAGAACTCATGGATAATATCAGCATGAAGTTGATTGTGGGCGCCTGGTGACAACTTAAGGGTCTTTCCATCAGGGAGAGATATTGGGATCTTATGCTTAATGATTTTCTTTTCGTATTGCTCAGTCAGCTTTGGTACGACAGTGTGAAAGTAATCTATTTGAGTTTGCCAGTCGCCTTTAGGGCCTACTTTGAGTATTTGGACAATTGGCTCGTTCAAAGAATAATTGTTGCGTGGTGAGTTGGTGGCACGAGTAGGGTCATCACGGTTGCGTTCAAGTAACCCTGCTTGCTCCATCTGGTGAAGGGTTTGTCTTCTTATCGATTCACGTGTATTTGCAGCGTACTCGACGTCATACTCATCCCTTATGAAATCCATGATATCTCGAGTACTAACGAGTTCTGCTGAAGCGTCTTCATAATCTGAGGCTACTTTTAACCCAGCGAGAGCGAGCAGAGTTAAACAGGAGCGTTCATTTTGTTGCGTTTCAGGTAAGCCTAGAGCTGATAATACACCTCTTGCAAAATTGATCTTTTCAGTTTTTTTCATTACTTCCATAGCCTTAACAACATGAGAAGACGTTTTTGTCCGTTCAGCTACATCCTATCATTCGTTATGGCTTTATCAAACTAGCGACTTCTGACATACTTTAATCAAGTGAATTACTGTATAAATGAACAATATATGAGCGAAATATCTATAGCTATTCCAAACGACATCAACATGGAAGTAAATGAGATTCGAGAAAGAGCGAATTCGTTATTGGATGAAAGTCTCCGAGGAAAGCTAGGGCAGTTCATGTCTTCTTCATCGGTATCCAACTTGCTTGCTAGTATGTTCGAAGATTTGTCGGGTGATATTCGCTTATTAGATGCGGGAGCGGGTGTTGGCTCTTTGACCGCCGCCTTCGTATCCAGAGCAGCAGCCTCTGCTAATTCAATCTCCGCGACAGCTTATGAAATCGATGATGTTATGGCATCACATTTAGGCCAGACACTAGAACTTTGTGGAGAATTACTAAACGAGTTCAACGTTGATTGGAGTCCAAATGTTATTCGACAAGACTTTATCAAAGAAGCAGTAGCGGCGCTTACTACGGCTGACTTTGTGCCTTCTTTCAATAAAGCGATACTCAACCCACCGTATTTGAAAATTGCAGCAAAAGGACCTGAGCGTGCAGAGATCAAGAAGGTTAAGTTTGAAACGGGTAATCTATACTCAGCATTCGTGGGGCTAGCTGTTAAGCTACTTGAAGACGGGGGAGAGCTTGTTGCCATTACTCCAAGAAGCTTTTGTAACGGTCCGTACTTTAATGACTTCCGAAAGTTAATACTTGATGAATGTTCTTTGAATAAGATACATGTATTCAACAGTCGTAAGTCAGCATTCAAGGCAGATAAGGTACTTCAAGAGAACGTTGTTTTTCATCTGACTAAAGGCAAACAGCAAGTTGAAAACGTTACCGTATATTCAAGTTCGTGCGCTGAAGATCCGAACCCTGAAGTATTCGAAGTTCCGTTTTCTGATGTAGTTAGCCCAAATAACCCAGATCGATTTATTCATATAATAACAAACGAAGAAGAACAAAAAGTAGCGCATGCTGCAGGTGGCTTACCATGTTCGCTTGAAGATTTGGGCATCCAAGCAAGTACAGGACGAGTTGTAGATTTTCGAACTCGCGAAAACTTGGTTCAGGATACATGTGAACATTCAGTACCTTTGATATTCCCACAACATTTGCAAAATGGTGGTGTTGAATGGCCTATAAAGGGTTCTAAGAAACCTAACTCTTTGCTCCATAACGAAAGCACTGAAAAGCTAATGGTTCCTAATGGGGCGTACGTACTTACCAGAAGGCTAACAGCAAAAGAGGAAAAGCGAAGAATAGCTGCTTCTCTATATACAGCTGACATCGCAGATGTGCCAGTCGTTGGCTTTGAGAATAAAACAAACTATTTTCATTCCAACAACATGCCTTTGGATGACGATTTGGCGAAAGGTTTGTGGATATTTTTAAATAGTACTTTAGTTGACCAGTATTTTAGACAAATGAATGGGCATACTCAGGTAAATGCTACGGATTTGCGGGCATTACGTTATCCTACATTTGAATCTCTCCTTATGCTTTCTGAAGCTTATACAGGCTTAGCTTTCGTCCAAACTAAAATTGATGAGATAGTTTGTTCTATATTGAAAATTAAATAGGGCCCCTGAGGGCCCTGTTTAATCAGCTCTAGTTTGTTTTCGATATTTTCCCGGGTTGAAAAATTTGTCTATCTGGATATCTAATTTATCTTTCGAAGTAGAGTCAAAATTTTCTTTGTTAACACTATTAACTATTTTGAAAAACTCTCTTTTAGCATAAACCGATAGTATTTCGGAGAAGTGCTCCATTAGCATGAAAGTAAAATCTCTGAGGTTACTAATGTCAGAAATCGTTAATTGATTTCTGTCGGTAACCAAGTTGACTTTATTTCCGTGACCAATACCATTTCTTTGGTTGATTAAGTTTTTACCCAAATAATCCTTACCTTCTTCTGGTAAAGACAATATTGGAACATCAATCGCAGTTAAGATGCGATTGAGGTTTTTAATAGTTAAGTTGTTATGGCTATTTATAAACTGTTTGTCTTTTTCATCAAGTATACTGTCGGGTACTTTGAAAAAAGAATTTCGTATATCGTCAAACTCTTTTACAAACTTCAACTGATTTGTCAGAGTTAGTGAATCCTTAGATTCAAAGGCCAATGAAAAGCTACCTTTCAACAGTATTGCACTAAATACTTCCGAGAGCTCATTGCACTTAATTTTTTGGTTAGACACATATAATAGATACCTTTTGGCTATATTCTTCATATAACCTTCCCAGTGAGAGTATAGGAATAATATAATAGTCTTACACTTCAATGTATCGTCAGAACCGGGACTCGAGAGCATAAATAGCTTGGATATTTCTGTTTTTCTCCAAGTTAAATCTTCTTCTAGAAAGTTCTGAAATATCGTCAAATCTTGGCTACTTGGTGTCACTAAAGTACTCCTTAACAAACTCTGAAGTATCTTTGAAGCGCTGGATGGCTCTTACGCCTCGTCCCAGACTAGCTTTGATTTTTTCTTCTAGATAAAGGTTAATGATTTTATCTTTGAGTTCACTATTTCCAAGCTGTTCAACAGTATTAATGTTTTTAGAAATACCTATAGTTAACATTTCAAATGCTGAGACATTAAACCCACCCTTAAACCTATGAGCCTCTGTGTCATACTTTTTGAATGATTCCTTTTCAAGAGTATTTTTTAATTTGTCAAACGTCTTCTTAAAGTCAACCTCAAATTGAGCTAAGTTAGCCTCTTTAATGAGACGAATAGTTTCCTTGTCAATAAAACCATCAAGAACAATCTTGTGGATCGGACCGTGCTCAGAGTAAACGACATTATCGTGGTAGCCGATAAACATTCTGAGTATCAATTCCATATGTAGTTCTTGTTTGTAGTCGTCTTCACTCAGAGTTAAGCATTCGCGAAAGTTAGGGTAGTTTTTAAGCTCTTCAATTTTTTCGAAGAAGCTTGGGTTAATCATTAAAATCAAACAGTTTCTTTTTCCTGCTCTGATAGAACTGTACCGCCAGTATTTAGGCGCTGGAAAAGCTCATACTGAGCCTCATCGGTGCCACCTGTATGAATAATACTTATATTTAGCTTTGCTCGTTTGAGCCCACGAGTGATGTCATCGGGAAGTGTGTCCCATGTACATCCCTCTATAGATGGAATGTATTTACAGGTTTTCAGTACTAACTTCTCGTACCCTTCGAGAGCTCCAGCAAACTGAAGTAGCGTTGAAAGTCTTTGTACTCCGTCCACTACGTGCCATCTGTTGTCACCTTTCTGTGCTACAAATATTTCTGGTACAGGAATACCTATTAGAATTGATTCAATCAATTTTGTTTTTGCTCATCTTCCCAGCGAAACAATCGTTGAAACGCGGGGTCAAGCTTCATTTCACCGTCTCTACACAAATTGATGATCTCACCTATGGACATTTTGTATCCATCGGTGTTTACATTTTGTTTCGCCGCTTCAATTTCGGCTAAGATTTGCTGTTGAGTTGGTGTTAGTTGGGTCATTGTTATGTTACCTACTAATGTTGTTTGTCAGGTTTTATAGAATTTCTGAATAATTTAATTTTTTAAATTGCTTTCCGTTTCTGAACGGGCTTAGTGGTTATTTTTTTTCCATTATCAACGTTACTCTACCTACAACCCTTACTTCATCTTCCTCTACTGTCAGAGTGGAACCATTAAAGCTGATCGCTAGTTTCTTTCCTGGTAAGCGTTGGATTTCGTTCAGGGAGAATAGGCCGTCCATATCGACTAGGTATGTGCCGCTTACTGCCTGCCGAGATTCTTTGTTTACGAAATAGGTAGCGGACTCGCCTTTTATTGCCATTACATTGACAACACCAAGTTCATCAAGCATCGCTTTATCCAAAGCAAGACTCCCTTGGTTAACTAGTTTTCCTTCCTCTATTCGAAAACAGTCGGCATCGAAAATCTGTTTAGTTTCGTTTTTCTTTGAAATATGAGTGTGCTCACTTGGGCTTTCATATGGCTCACCCTGGCCAAGTGTTAGCCATTTTATAGAGATTCCTGTTTCCAAATGCAATCGAATTACAATTTCGTACGGGACTAAGTTTCTATGTCGCCACGTGCCAACGGTTGATTTAGGTAAACCAAAGGCATCAGCTAACGCTTGGTTGGAGCTGGTATTTGTGGCCTGCATCAACCTTTCGATAACTTCTTTCCCGCCAACGTACTTGGGCGGTTGAATTGGGAATTGACAAGATTTCATATGCGATCAATAATTCCAAATGAAATCGGACGCGAGCTGCAACTCAATCACCCGAATATAAACAATCAATAACTTACAAGGATAGCATTATGCTTTCATATCAAGTAGTCCTAAATACACCTTTCATGACGTATGACCAATATTCCCAGTTCTCTGGTATGCCAAAGCGCACCATCATGGATTGGGTAGCAGATGGTCGCTTACCTATTAAAACTAAAGCAAAAGGTAAAGAAACACCGCTTATCAACATGGTGGCGTTACTTGAAATTGCTACACGAGAAGCAATGGAAAACTTGGGGTAGGTGATCATGCGCTTATCTTCCTTAACTCCAACCAAAGAGCATTGTCCTTGGTGGCTAAACATCCTTGGTTGGGGTTTCGTTTTCGTACCGTATTTCTTCAATTGAGTATTCGCTATGAACGAAATTGACTCAATGTGCGAATTCCGTGGCTCTAAACAAAAGGCATTTAATGAAGCGTGTTGTGCATTTGCGAACTCGGAGAACATGACCAAGTTAGCAAAAGCCGTAGGAATGAATGCCACTATGCTGCGCAATAAGCTCAACCCAGAGCAGCCGCATATTCTAACCAACGTAGAACTAGTGCTGATAACCAAAGCGAGTGGCAACTACACCATTCTTAATAGCCTTTTGCTTGGCCTTGGTGTGGTGATGGCGCATATCCCAAGTGAAGCGAGTGAAGAAACCTTCATCAAGCGGGCGCTCGAAAACGCGGTGCACTCTGGCGATCTATCTCGCATGGCGCTGGCACATGGCGGAAGCAGCCGCATTAGCCGTTCACACAAGCAAACCATCATCGACAAGGCGCATTGCAGTATCAGCAATCTGGTCGCGCTTATCTCTGATCTTGAAAGTCGCACAACGGGCATCACGCCATTACTAAGTATGAGCGTGGATTTCATCGCCAGTGGTGCACCGGTTCCTGGACTGAGTTAACTCCAGAGAATAGTAAGGATATTTCCACATGATAACGATTGAACTGAACACCCTAGAAGAAGCTTTACACATACAGAACGTTGCTGCGCTGAACATCAGCAAGTACCAGCAGAACCCAGTCGAAGGGCAAGAGTGCCAGCAAAACTCAAATATTCGTCTTTGGCAAGATATTAGGCGACAAGCGGGTTTAGAAATGAAAGCCATCTCCGAGAGAGGAGAGCGTGCCTAATGCAATACGTAGCTATTCGACTCTTTGGTGATGGTGCGATGAAGCGCCACAAACACACTCAAGAGCCAGAAACGACGGCGCTTGGAGATTTCGATTCGTTAGGCGATGCCGTTAATCAAGCTTGCGAGCTACTTAACTGTAACCACGTTCGCCACGGAGTTTTAAGCGAAGGAGAAGGACTGGGCGGGTTTATCGTTGTAGATGCACAGGAGTTTGCCGAGATATGAGCATTCAAACTTTTACTGAACCTTGCCATTTACCTTGTCCGGATTTGCCGCATTACTCTTTGACAAAGGAAGACAAAGAACGTGGCCTTGTTTGGTTAGAGAAGGTACGAGCGGAGCTTGAAGCAAAACGAGCAACAACAGAAACAGAGCGTGAGCGACGCAAAAGAGTGTGGCTCACGAAACAAAAGCAAAAGTCTTTGCGTTTACCTAATCGTGTGGTGGCACGTTCTTAACTTTCATGAAGAAGAACAACATTAACCTAAACAATCCACTAAATCGACTCCCAAGCAACCTGCATCGGGAGTTGATTTCTTATCTGGATAATCAAAAAGGCACTTCCCAACTTTCTTTCGTGAATGGTGTGTGGGTTCATGATGGAGATCTTACACCGCGAGAAAGAGTATTTGAGTTTGCGTCTATGACCGCTAACAAGCTCAAGCTACCTTTCGATATCCGAAACTATATTGATAAAGCGGCCTCGAGCCGATTAAAAAAGTATGGCTTTAAGCGTGCAATTGAGTTTATTGAAAAGCGCAGTAGCGCTGTTGCATCTGCGTTTTCCGTGTTACCTGAAGCTTGGTGGAAAGTAGATAATGAAATCAAAAGAGCGAAATTGGCTGTTGAAATGGCCGGGCGCTGCGGAAACCGAGTCAGGCTCGCGTCAGAGCATGGGCTCTCACCAATTGAGACAATCTCATTTATCAATGAATTTACAGGCGCTTCTCTGTGGCTACCTCATTTCGCACATGTTGAGGATACCAACCAAGCATATTCAATGATTGTTAGGCTAATGGATGAAGCGTTTTGGCGCAGAGCTATTGGCCGTATTGTTGTTGCGGTATTTGAGAATGCTCGTCGTGCTGCTGGTATGGTTTCCCCACATAGCTCACCTTATGCTTCTAACTCTGCTTGTGAATGGTTAACTATTCGCCAAGACCGTCAACGAGAGTGGATTGAGTTGATGGCGATAGAGTCCGAAAGCGGGGACGTAGTGGACCTAAAAACAGTCATTGATTCGTCTCAAAGCAATCCTGCAAATCGTAGACATGAGCTAATGACGCGTATTGCTGGTTGTCAGGAATATGCAGAGAGCAATGATCATGTCGCAATCTTTGTCACCATGACCTCACCGAGCCGATTTCACAGGCTAAAACAACACGGTAAATACTGGATAGAAAACCCCAAGTTTGACGGCGCTAACCCTAAAGACGCACATGCTTGGCTAAGCCATGGCTGGAATTTGTTTAGAGCCTGGGCCGATTACCGTGAGTTAGTGTATTACGGTATGAGAGTAGTCGAGCCTCACCAAGACGGCACACCTCACTGGCATGGCGTATTTTTCATGCCGATAGAGCACGTAAAGGCGTTCATCGCAGGGCTTGAAGCGTATCAGTTTAGAGAGCCCAAAGACCTATATTTTGAAGATGGCACACCAAAAACCAAAGCGATGAAAGCGCGCTTTGATGCAAAGCTGATCGATAAATCTGCCGGAGGTGCCGTTGCTTATCTTGCTAAGTATATTTCGAAAAACGTTGATGGTTATGCCCTTGAAGGCGAAGTCGACCGAGACAATAAAAGAGCCAAACTTCAAGAAACCGTAAAGAACGTCACCGCTTGGTCACGTACATTCTGCTTTCGTCAGTTCCAATTTCAGAAAACGCCGCCAGTGACCATTTGGCGAGAGCTTCGTCGTATCGATGAAGAGCAAGAATACTGCTTGTTCGAAAAGGCCAGAAGAGCGGCCGACTGTGGTTTCTTTTCTGCTTACATGGATTATATGGGCGGGCATCGGCTTAGATCTTCTGAGCGTCCAATCCGCTTAGTTACAAAAGAACGCGAAAACAAATACGGTGAAATTGTTACTGTCACTGATGGGGTGGAAGGTTCAGGTTTACTTGTTTATACACGAGAAACGGAATGGAAACTCATCAAGAAAGACTCCGACTTGTCGGAGGCTTCTGAAGGGAGCGGGAGCGACCGCCCTTGGTCCAGTGGCAATAACTGTAGAATTCCACCTAAAAGCCAAAAAATACTCGACAAGTACTTTCTAGAAATGGAGTTAGACAGGTCTGATCCTGCCTGGGAAAGCTTCATGAAAGAAGAATGGATACCAACTTAGATAAAAAGTTCGGACGATGAGATTCCCTATATCAACTTTCGATACAGTGACATCGGCTGCAAAGAAGTGGTAGAAAACTGTATGTATATACAGTATATTGACAGTGTCGTTGTTAAGGGTATTGATATGTCTAATAAAAACCAGTTATTCCAGAAAGCACTGGAGCTCATCATCGATGGAGTAGCGTTAAGCACTGAAGCCGAAAGCCGTGCGCAGGTCGGTGCGTATTTGATGGGATTAGTGGTCGCAGACAATCAAGGTAAACTCGATAACGACAAAGTAGAAGCCATTCAGATGATCATCCAAATGGCTGATGAAGTGGATAGTCCAGAGTTCAAGTTATAGCATTGAAAGTTGCTGCTTCAGCTCTTTTCTCTGATCTGGTGCTAGAGCTTTAACCAAGTTAAATGCCATCTGTGAAGTTGTCTTCGCAGAAGGGCTTAGCGTGTGGCTGTAAGACAAGTTCATCACAAATGTGTGCCCACACTCTGCATCACTACAAGCACAATATAAGTCGGCATAACCCGAAGATATACGGTTAGATTTTTGGATGCGGCTTTTCTCGCCGCATTCTGGACACAACACTCTCATATAAAACACCTAGCTTATTGACTGACTTAATAATCATACGTCAAAAGGCTGTGTTTTTATACAGCTACCGAGGGCCGCTATGACCTTATTGTAAACCCTGTTACATGGACGGGTGGGCTACCTTGAAGTTTGGCTAGCTTTTGCTTTCTCTCGTTCTCTTTGAATTTGATATAAGTATCAATGTCAAAAAAGGCATAAGACTCGATTTCTGAGCGAGGTAGTATGACTCTGAAATCATTAAGAGTTAGATGCTCATGTGAACTGTCAAAAATCCCTTCGCTTTGATAGTGGTTCCAGTAGTTGGTTGTATCCTCAAAGGTGAGGTCATCTTTATTTCGATACCCGCTAAGGTAAGGTAAAATTGCTACGCTTTCTACTTCGCTATCTGTTAACTCATCACCAAAGCACAGGCCTACATATGTTTTTCTTGATGATAATGTGACAATAATTGGAAATTGAGTGTAAGAAGCTTCTAATACAAAGTTTTCTAGGTGATTTTCGGATACGATTTTTTGTAATCTTTTCTCTTTTCTTGCTGGAAGTTTGTGGTAGTAGAAACGGGATATCCACCCACTAACTTGAGCAAGTAACAGTGTAAGACCTGCCCATGCTGAAATCTTAATTTCTTGAGTGTCTAAGAACAGTTTGTTGAACTCTGAGAGGGTTGTATCGTACCTAGAGAGTAGTTTGGAAATACAATCGAAGTAGTCGATAGTAATACAGAAGACTGCACTTACTAGGCTGAAGATAACGCCTCGATAGGCGACGTAAAAATATGAGTGCCAGCCGTCAGTTCTGCTGAGTTTATATCGAGACGATAAGTGTTGATGAGAAAAGATGTATCCAGCTACGAGAGCAACAGCGACTAAAACTACTCCCATTGGTCGTTACATAGCCTCTAGTTGACCAAGTTTTTCCATATCCTTACGGATTTTATCTTGGACATCTTTATCCTCAAGATTAAGACGAACAACGCCATTCTTACTGATAATTACTCGTGAACGGTTAGTTTTCATGATCTTAAGAAGACGATCCGATTCATCTGGTTTTTGGAACCACTTAAACATACGCCCTCCTTTTGATGGTTTGATATCTCGTCTTTACGAGCTTTGTGATCGAAAATTGATACGCAAGCTCGTTTCATTTAACGATTATAGACATATATTGATGAATATTGTCAAATCATTTGCTGCCAACTGCGACCGAACAAGGCTGGTGTTAACCTCCATCAAGGCAGGGCAGTAATTAGTGGTTTTCTTCTTAAAAACTATACGATTTCGCTTGTTTGTACATCAAACTTCAAATGAAGATGCTTAGGCACCTCTGGGTCTGAATTTACCTCATCCATAATCAGCTCACACACCGGAATGATCTCATCCTTAGCGTACTCACTGCCTATCTTCGTTGGGTCGCCCAAACTGGTCGTGCCTTGCGGAATAATACCAGCTTTACCTACTGGGAAGCGGTGGCCGACAAGAATATCCTGCGCGGTAATATTTTTGATGCGCTCAAACTCATCTTTGGTGGCGATATCACCAACCGGAATCAGCTGAATCCCTTTCTCTTTGCCGTTCGGAATATTCACAAACATACTGCGGAAGTTACCCACGCCTTTAGAGCTGGCTATTTTTTCCTTCAACATCTTTTCATCATCTTCGCTAAGGCTCGGGTCGGTTGCGTAGAAGATAAAGCCCATGTGGGCGCCGTTCTTGTAGTAGCGACGACGGAACAAAGTCGCGTCTTTATTCAGCAAGCTGCTCTGAATGCTGCCAAGATAATCCGCCAAGCCGTAGATTTGCTGCTGTGGGTCGTACTGAGGCAAGAAAATAACATCTTCCTTGCGATATTCACGTTGCTGGTTGTCGCGTTCCAGAATGACGAAATTGCCGTTTTTACGTCTGCGAAGATACATGCCAGGTAATGGATGCAAGCGAACCACACGTTTGAAACCATCGCGGATTTTAAGAAATGCAGCATCGCCAAAGGTGAAGTAATCACGGCAAAAGGCTTGGATGTGTCTGCGGCGGGTTGCGCCTCCATTTAGGAAGCGCCCAGCTACGTAGTTTGCCCGAGCAATCAACAATGAGCCATGATAGGCGTTGGCTCGAGCGATATCGGCTAAACCACTGCGTGAAATCGGTGGCTCCCAATAGTCGTCACCATCGTTGTAAAATAAATCTGAATAGGTGGTCATCCAACTGTTTGAGTCGATGGACTCTGGTGAGGAGTCGATGTGATAAACCGACTCTGGCGCGTGTTCTTCTTGTTTGGCTAAAGTGTTCATTTGCTCGGTCATGCTGCAGTGGCCCAGGTTGATTTAGTTGGTGTTGAGTGATCTAACGGTTCGTTAGCGACGGCGTGAGAAATCGCCCAGAATGCATCGGCGTGTCCGGTCGTTTCACTTCGTTCGGCCTTAAAGGTCATGGCGTTACCGCTGGCGGTTGGTACGCGCTTAATCGCCATAAACGCCATGGCAATGTCATTGTGCTGCGCATCGAACTGCAGGCGTTTGGCTTCTACTACGTCAATCATCTTCATTACCAGGCGGTTCTTATTTTCGTTGCTATAGTGGATAGCGTGAGCTTCACGTGGGTATTTCTTCGAAATTAAGTCCCAAACACCGCCGCCAATGCCAGTGGTGTCGACTCCGATGTAAGTCACTTTGTAGCGCTGAAAGACTTTCTCTATTTCTGAAACGTGATATTGGAAGTTCAGCCCTTTCCAATAGTGTTTTTCTAATACACGGAAACGTTCACCCGCCACGACAGGCGGAGCGACAACCACCAAACAGGCATTGTCACGGGTTCGGCTTGGGTCGTAACCTAACCAAACTTCCCTGTTGGCAAAAGGTCGTTTGTTATTTGGTTTGAAGTCTTGCCAGTGAGCGGCATCCACCATGCCTTTTTCAAGGTCAGAGAATTTGAAGACAGACAGAGAACCATCGACAAACACACACATGAACAGATTTTTGAAGTCATCATCACTGTATTCTTCGCGCAGTTCGTCAATGTCGAATAAGTCACAGCCGCCATTCGCGGCATCTTCAATAGTGACAACATAACGCCACTGTTTGTCTGGGCAGAGTTGACCACCGTCTCGGAATTCATTAAAGGTCGGGAATTCAACGTTGGCGCGAGAGTCTTTACCTTTGCGCCACTGGTCACCAGTCCAGAACGGGTAGGCCTGGTGCATTTTAGAAGACGGCGTAGAAAAGTAGGTTTTGCGCCACTTCTTATGCGTCGCCATTGCCGAAGCCAGTTTGTTCAGCTCGTCGAACTTAGGGATCCAGAAATATTCATCGACATAAACGTGGCCGTGATAACTCTGCGCGGTTTTGCTGTTGGTGGACAAAAAGCGCAGTTCGGCACCGTTGGAGAGAATGATAGGGTTGCCAGTTAACTCAATGTCTAAGAATTCTTTCGCAATCGCAATGATGTAGCTGCGGAAAACTTCAGCCTGTGCGCGTGATGCAGAAAGAAAGATTTGGTTATCACCAGTCAGAATCGCGTCTTCTAAGGCTTCACCACTGAAATAGTAGGTAGCACCAATCTGGCGAGACTTGAGAATATTACGAATACGCTGTTTGATGTTGTTGCGCATCGTGTGCTGGTATTCGAACAGGGATTCGTGCCAGCCTTTAAAGTCATCTTCTGTTAGGTGCTCAATGCTGTTCTTCTTACGGCTTCTTTTACGGTTGCCGTTACTGCTGTTTTGCTTTGATGAGTCATTATCACTTTTTGGTGAGCTGCCTTGCGAAAGCGCGCGCTCTGCTTTGGCTTTTGCATCAGCGTGAGCTTTTAACAGCTTAACGTGGTGATCGATAAGTTTATCCATCTCTTTAAGCTGCTGATCGGTTTTCTCATCCTTATCTATCAGCACCGCTAAACGGCGGTTAATCATCTGCTCTACAGACAATTCATCCAACAACAACGCCCAGCCGAATTTCTCCGCCCAGGTATAAAGGATGCGCTCACTATTGAGGTTCAGTTGCGCTGCAATTTCTTTCGGAGGAACACCGCGTAAATAGAGCTTTTTCGCGGCTTCTCTTATTTCATCTGAATATGCCATAGCTGCATCATACGCGCCGAAAACTTACAGATGACCTAGATAAGTTCCTGAAAATTCTAGTTTTGGCAAAATCCGAATTGGTAGGAATTGAAGTGGCTGAAAGCCGTTATTCAAAGGCGTATTGTTTGCTCACACCGATATGTGAATGACAAGTTTGAGTACCAAAATGCCAAAGATTAGTGACTGGAAAATCATTGCTACTGAGGGGCCAACCGTAGACGGGCGCAAAATTACCCGTGATTGGATTGAGCAAATGGCGGCAAGCTATGACCCAAAAGAGTACACCGCGCTAATCTGGCCAGAGCACCGTCGATTTTATGGTTACGGTGATAACTGGGGCAAAGTTATTGAGCTCAAAGCGGAGGAAGAAAGCGGCAAAATGCGTCTGTTCGCGAAGTTAGAGCCGAACGACTTCATGCTCGAAGCCAACCGAAAAAAGCAAAAGCTATTCACATCCATCGAACCAAATCCTGATTACAAGGGCGAAGGACGTTGCTATTTAATGGGCCTAGCTGCGACTGACTCCCCAGCCTCCACGGGTACTTCGCTCCTTCAATTTTCTCGTCAATCTGGCGAAACCACCGAGATGAAAGCAAGCCATTTAGAAGAGGTGGACTTCTCCGATTGCTTTACACGCAAAGACCGATTTTTTGCGGCATTCAATGAATTTTTCTCTTCTGGCGATGAAGTGCCAGAAACTCCATCACAAGTAGAGGACACCGACGTGACCGAAGCGCAACTTAAAGCAGCACTGCAAGAGCAGTTTTCTACATTCAAAGGCGAGTTCAAGCAAGAACTGAAAGAAGAGTTCAACTTGCAAGACGAAACAGAAACGCCAGAGCCAGAAGAGAAGGGAACAAGCGTTGATCTGTTCTCTGCCACTCTGGACGAAAAACTAAAACCGTTAATCGAGAAAGTGAACGGTCTCGAAAACCAATTCGCTGAACTTTCAAAAGAAGTTCCGGGTCAAGAACCAGATGGTTCTGGCGCTGACGATAAATTCTCAGCTAAGGAGATGTTTTAATGCTGAACGCAATTTCAACTCAATACCTGCAAGAGTTCTCTGCAACAATGTTGACAAGTGCAGGCGCGTCAGCAGGTCAAACGATGTTTAACCTTACGCCGCCAATGGAAACTAAGCTGCGTCAGGCAATTATGCAGTCAGATGCATTCTTGGGCATGATCGCGATGCTGCCTGTACAGCAAATCAAAGGCCAGGTTGTTGATGTTGGTAACGATGGTCTATCAACAGGCCGCGGCAACAATGAGCGCTTTAGCGTAGAAGTAGGCCAAAGTGGTAACACCTACGAGTTGGTTAAAACTGATTCTGGTGCGCACATTCTTTGGGAAACCATGACGCAATGGGCGAACTCAGGCTCTAAAAATGAGTGGTTGAAGATGATGCAAAATGCCATCTCGCGCCGTTTTGCTCTCGATATTCTACGTGTTGGTTTCAACGGTACATCGGCTGCAACGGTAACAGACCCAGTCGCAAATCCACTTGGTCAGGATGTCAACAAAGGTTGGCTGACTATCGCGAAAGAGAAGAAAGCGAGCCAAGTCCTTGCTTCTGCCCAACTCGACTCATCAGGTGCAACCGCGGATTCTTACAAAAACCTAGATTCGTTGGTTCAAGACCTGATCAATACCACGATTGCGCCAGAGCATCGTCAAGACCCTGATCTTGTGGTTCTCGTCGGTTCAAACCTGGTCGCAGCAGAGCAGCACCGTTTACTGGAAGCGGCAAACACGCCTACCGAGCACAAAGCTGCTCAACAACTGGCAAAAACCATTGCAGGTAAGAAAGCCTATCAAGCGCCGTTCTTCCCAGCCGATCAGGTTTGGGTAACCAATACCAAAAACCTGCAAGTACTCACGCAGGAAGGCACGCAGTGGCGCAAGCAAAAGAACGATGAAGACACGCTTCGCTTCAAGCAAAACCACATCCGTATGGAAGGTTATGCAATCGGCAACCTGAACAAGTTCGCTGCTATCGAGTCTGTCACCGTTGTTGAGCCTGTAGCTTAAGGAGTAATGCATGGTTAGCCCATTAGCAAAACAGCGCCGAAAGCTCATTGAACAGCAAGCTAACCAGTTTGTACCGGAAGTCATTTCCGGTGCAGATACCGACAGCCTGCACATCAAGCTGATTGAGTTTGAAGAAGACCGCAAGTATTTGCGCTCATTTAACGCCATCGCTGATCGAATTAAGCACAAGCGTGAAGTGCTGGTACCGAAATACAAGCCGTATGTTCAGGCTTATTTAGAAAGTGGCGAAGCGTTCGAAAACCCAATTTTTACCAACATGGTGGTTTGGCTATTCGACATTAAAGAGCTGGATGCCGCGATTGAGTGGTGCATGAAAGCCATTGAGCTAGATTTGCCTACGCCAGAAAACTTCCGCCGTGACTGGCCGACGTTCTGTGCTGACGAAGTGTTGGCATGGGCGGAGAAAGAATCTGAACGTGGTCATTCCATTGAGCCTTACTTCTCCCAGGTGTTCGATAAGGTCGAGAAAGAGTGGCGCTTGCACGAGAAGGTGCACGCCAAGTGGTACAAGTTCGCAGGTTTATACCTGATTCGAAATGAAGAAGGTCAGCCGCAAGCCACGGCAGTCGGCAATGTGGAAACGTTAGAAAAAGCTTTGGCTCTGCTTCAACACGCGCACGATAAGAACAGCAAAGTGGGTGTTGGCACCCAAATCAAGAAGATTGAAGCCCGTATTCGCGCCATTAACGAAGGCAAGAACCTGTAAAGACTCCTACGCCACCGCGCCTCGGCTGGTGAGGTAAGAGAAGCCAAACGGCTAACTCGATACCGTCGACCCAGTGGCTTAGAGGCGCACTAATTTAGTAAAGCAAGGAACCGTTATGAGCTTTGGCGGAAATGTTAACAGCGCAGTCGATATCGCCATACCGGGTGAAGGATGGCCGGATTTATCTACGGCTGAATTTCGCAGTTTACGTCGTGTTCCCCATACGTTTGATAACGACTCTTTGAACTACGCGGTGACCATTGCCGCGCTGAATATTCAAGAACGATTAGAAAGCCTGATTGTCGGTGGCGAAAAACCAGTGCTGAGCAATCCGAAAATCATGCTCTACAAACGTGCGGTTTATGGTCGGGCTCACGCCGAGCTGCTGAAAGAGTTTGCGACCCAAGACCGCCGAAAAGAAGGTGAAAGCGTGGCAACGGATGAACCGGAACAAGAGGCACGTTTTCTCGCCCAGAGTAACAAAGATGTGCGCGCACTCCTTGGTCGCAGTGCGAATGGGATTGACTCGATATGAGCGAAACCACTTACAACAAAACCAAGCTTGAGCACCTGACGGATTACATCGTCAGTCACCTGAACTCCAATGTGCTCGATAACAAAATCGATGCGTGGCAGGAAAACGGCTCCATTGTGCCAAACGGTGAAGACAGGGGGAACGGCGGTTATATCGCCTGTTACTGGAAGTACAACGCAGTGGTCAGTATTGAAGAGTTTCCACACCGACTTTTGGACCCTCGCTGCTTACTTGCTTTGGTTTCCTGTTGGCTGAGCGATTACGACACCACGCGTAATGAAGATGAGTTAGGTGACCCAGACCTTTCGGTTGATGTGATCAGCAGTGAAGTAGCCGATGTTGCCATTGAATTGGAAATGATGGAGCCGATTGAGCTGATCCCTGACCCTGCGGGAATGATCACTTGGCGAGGGGAAACCTACCGAGTACAGGCCGTTGAAATCTACACCGCAGAAGAAGCGGAGTTGGTGAATGAAGCCGCAAATTAAGGTCAATGAGCGCGATGTGCTCAACATGCAGGAAAAGCTGGCCATGCTGGCTCTGCCACCTAAAAAGCGAGTCTGGATACTGAAAACCCTTGGCCGTTGGGAAACGACCAATACCAGAAAGCGCATTCGCTCCCAAAAAGATGTTAACGGACGCGCTCTGCAACCAAAGAAAGGAAAGAAGAAAGGCAAGGTTTTAAAGCGGATGGCAAAGGGCTTAACGCCTTATGTGAGAAACGCCAACCAGCTTGATTTGACTTGGAGTAACAAGTTAACCGCAAAAATCGCAGCAAGGCACCACCTTGGTCAAAAGCAAAAAATGACCAAGCGCCAAATGCAAAAGCGATGGGGCAAACCGGATTACTCAGCACCTTGTACCAAGGGGCAAGCGAGAAAGCTAAGAGAACTGGGTTACACGGTACCGAGAAAAAGCGGCAAAGGACGAAAGAAAGCCAGCTTACGTGAGTTGATGGCAACTATCACCCATGGACAAGCAGGACAGCTCATTCGAGAACTCTCTAATCAGCCAAATATCACCAGTTGGGATATTCCATTAGCAGAGCGTCAGATTCTCGGTAGTAAAGAACGTGAAGTGAACCGCCAGCTCATCAAGATATTTGAGCAGGCAAAACAGAGGAAATAACCAATGGCAACCGGAAAGGTAGAGGTTAACAATCTCAATTTGGCACAAGGCGGTATCCCTGAGATAGAACGTCACGTGCTTTTCATCGGGCGTACTGACAAGGCCGAACTGCAAGGCAAAGTGACCCGCATTAATAACATGACCAACCTTAACGAAGTTGTTGCCGATGATGCGCTTGGTCTGAACGTGAAAGCCGCCCAATTTAACGGCAAACAAAACTGGACGGGTGCGATTGTCGGCTTAGCTGTAGACGATACGTGGCAAGACGCTGTTGATCTGGCGAACCGGACTGACTCATTCGAAGGCATTGCCATTTGTGACCCAGTCACGGTCAAAACTCAGTTTGATGACATGCAGTCGAAAGCAACCGAGCTGACTAGCAAACTTGGCCGTTGGGTGTTCTTCCTCGCCGCTTGTGCGGGCATTGACTCAACCCCTGATACAGGCCAAACGTGGGCAGAATACGAAACCGCCATGCTTGATCTGGTGAAAGATGTTTCTGCAAACCTCGTGACGCCCGTTCCTCAGCTTAACGGCAATAACGTAGGTGTACTCGCTGGTCGTTTATGTGATCGAAACGTAACGGTAGCAGACAGCCCAATGCGTGTCGCAACAGGCTCAGTATTGAGTTTGGGTGACATGCCAACGGACAGCGCAGGCAAAGCATTAGAGATGAGCACCATCGCAACGCTAGCCGACGCACGTTACTCACTGCCGCAATGGTACGCCGATTTAGAAGGGGTGTACTGGTCGGACGCAACCACATTGGAAGCCAAAGGCGGCGATTATCAGTACCTCGAATACGTTCGCCCGGTGCACAAGCTTAACCGCCGTGTGCGTATCAAAGCGATTCGACGTATTGCCGACCGCATTCTTAACTCAACGCCTGCAAGCATTGAGCTGAACCGCACTTACTTCCGCAAAGATATGCGTGATATGTCGAAAACGACAGAAGTTGGTGGCATTACCTTCCCTGGTGAAATCATGGCGCCAGAAGATGGTGACGTCACCATTCAGTGGGTAACCAAAACCAAAGTGTCGATCGGTTTGATGGTTCGCCCTCATAACTGCCCGAAACACATCGTGGTCAACATCGCGCTTGATCTTACTAACCCAGCAGATTTGGAGGCGTAATCCATGAGAATTTCTGGCAAGAACATGCATTTCTCTTTGGGTGACTACAAGCTCAAAGCACAAAAAGTCTCGTTATCCATTACCGATAATTCCGCCGTCAATAAAACCTCTGGTGTGCCAGATGGTTACGTCGACGGAGATGTTGAGGCTAGTGGTGAAATGGAGCTGACCACGCAGCAATTTAACCTGCTAAGCAAAGCAGCGAAACAAGCCGGCTCTTGGCGTGGAATGCCTGATTTTGACGCGCTGTTCTACGGCAAGATTGATAAAGATGAGCTCAAAATTGAAGCCTTCGGATGTCGTATCAAAATCTCTGACCTACTTGATGCCGATTCGAATGGCGGTAGTGCATTAGTTCACAAGCTGCCGTTCGAGGTGACAAGCCCAGACTTTGTCAGCATCAACGGTGTGCCGTACCTACGTCCGGATGAAACCGAAGACTTGGTTCAATAACAAGGAGGCATGATGGCAGATGTTATCGACCATGCCTGCGGTATTGAAACCCAATTCACAGAAGTGGCGCTTGCCAACCAACTGGCAAGGGCTAAGCGAATTGAAGAACGGGAAAGCGCACATGAATGCGGCGAATGTGGCGACCCAATCCCAGAAGAACGCCGCCATAAAGTACCAGGTTGCATCTACTGCACCCATTGTCAAAGCGAATTGGAGCGAATGACCCGATGAATTTAGCAAAGCTCTTTGTTGAGAAAATCATGAAGCCAGTCCTTGACCACTTAGATATGGCATCCGGTGGTAAAGGCACTATGAACACTCAAGCGGCGATTAATCTGATCCTGATGATTATTGCTCATGAGTCCGGAAAGTTTACTTACTCAAAACAAGTGCGTGGGCCTGCACTGGGCTTTACCCAAATGGAACCCGCCACCTTCAACTGGCTTGTCGAGTGGTTAGGTAAGAGCCGACCTCACTTGTTGGATGCGCTGTCGATGTTTGGCCCCGTGGAGAGCTTAGACCCGCGTTACATGGTGATTTCACCCGAGTTCGCAGTGGCAACCGCACGACTCAATTTAATTCGGTTCCCAGAAGCCTTGCCAGAAGCCGATGACCTAGAAGGTTTGGCTCGGTACGCGAAGAAGTACTGGAACACAAGCGCAGGTAAAGCAACAGCAGAAGATTACCTAAAGGCATATCAATCCCTAATCGGAGAAGCAGCATGAATTTCTTAACTGGAATCGTTGGCAAGACATTGTTGGAAGTACTGAAAGGTCTGTTCTTTCAAATCAGTTGGTCAATCATCCTTGAACGTTTCGCCACACGCTCAGTAGTGTGGGGCTTAGAAACCCTAAAAGGCTTAACTAGCAATGATGTGATGCAAGAAACCGTGGACGACATCATCAACGCATTACAAGGCAAACGCTTAAAAGAAATTCCACAGAAGGAATAGCGATGGATTCATCATGGATATCGGCGATTGTGGCAACGATAGCGCTGCTTATCGCCATCATCAATGTGGTTTTCGGCAGAACGGATAAAGGGCAAAGCACCGCCCGAGACCATGACCGTCGTATCCATGCCAATGAGCTAGCCACTGAACGACTGCGCGGTGATGTCGCCGAAAAGTACGCCACTAAGCACGAACTACGGGAAGCCGTAGATGATTTGAAAGATTCTATTAACGGACGGTTCGACCGTTTGGAAACCAAGTTAGATAAAGAGAGAGATGTAGCATGAGCAAGCAAATTGTATTAACGGTCGGTGATGCAGATATCACGTTCGTCCCAACAGAAGCAGATTACAACGACTACATGAACGCGTTGGCACAGGGGGAAATCGTGAACTCTGCGCATAACTTTCTGATGAACACTGTTACAGAAGAAAGCAAAGAAGCCTTCCGTGAACTGACGAACGAGAACCCAGGTGCAGCGATTCAGGTTGTGGGTGAAGTTCTCAAGGAATACACGCCGAAGCTGCAAATCAAAGTAAAAAAATAGATGCCCTTGTTCGGGCTATGGACTCCAACGAGCTCGAACAAATGCTCACCTGGCGCCGTAAGTGGTTGCCGGGTGAGACAGACAGCGAAGAGAACCTTGCAAGGGCCATTTGGTTAGAGCGTCAGTATTGGGAAAACATGCAAGCTGCCACCGCCAACGGGGTTGCCAAGGCGTTTAGCTGATAAGGAACACGATGTTACCAGAAGCACTCAGATTTCAAGTTGGATTGATTGACCAGATTTCTAAACCTCTGGGCAATATTCAACGCAATTTGAATGATGTTACCAATACCTATCGTCAGGGTACTCATACCATGATGGCAGGAGCGGCAGGCATGGTGGGTGCTGGCTTTGCATTGCAACAAGCCTTGATGCCAGCGATTGAGATGGACAGGGCATTAGGTGAAGTGAAATCACTTGGGGTTGCCGATGACCAGCTAAAAACCCTTACCCAAACCGCAATGAAGTTTTCGGTTGAATACGGTAAGTCGGCCACTGAATTTGTGGCGGCTTCGTATGATATCAAATCTGCTATGGGGGATATGACAGGTGATGAACTGGCGGGTGTCACAAGAAGCTCAGCTATATTAGCCGCAGCGACTAAAGCAGATACGGCCACCATTACCAACTACATGGGTACTATGTACTCGGTTTTTAAAGACCAAGCCGATCGGATTGGTAAAGACAGCTGGGCTGAACAAGTTGCAGGTATGACCGCAAAATCTGTCGAGATGTTCAAAACCACGGGTCAAGGCATGTCGGATGCGTTTAAAGGTGTTGGCGCATTAGGTAAAACTCACGGCGTAGCAATTCAGGAGCAAATGGCAGTGCTTGGCCTGCTGCAAGGTTCTATGACAGGAAGTGAAGCGGGAACTCGTTATAAAGCCTTTATGAGCGGCGTGGTAAAAGCGCAAGACAAGCTAGGCATGGCGTTTACCGACAGCAACGGGAAGATGCTGCCAATGTTCGACATTATGTCGAAACTACGCAAGCAATTCGGTGACTTAGATTCACTGGAAATTGACCAAATTAAGCAAGCTTTCGGCTCGGACGAAGCCGTGCTGCTTATCACCGACTTGATAGGTAAAACGGGTGAGCTGCAATCAAGCGTCAAAGACCTAAATGATGCCAGTAACTTAAATACGGCAATTAACATGGCTGGAGCGATGACCGACCAATGGGAACGACTCGAACAAGGCGTGTTTGCGGTTCGAACTGCTTTTGGCGCGGCGTTGTTGCCTGCTCTCTTGCCTGTGATTTCGAGTTTGGCCGATGGTGCGATAGAAATCATCGAATGGACAGAGATGTTCCCGAACCTGACAAAGTACATTGGTTTTGCTGCCATGGCGATTTTAGGTGCAGCAGCAGCAGGTGGTGCTTTTACCTTAATGATGGGCGTCGGTAAACAAGCCATGGCGACTTATATGCTCACCATGAAGATGTTTACAGGGATTAACTTTTTACTAACCAAAGGAATGGCAGCGCTTCGCGTTGCAATGCTAGCGGTAAACATCGCAATGATGGCGAATCCAATTGGATTGATTGTTGGTGCTGTAGTAGCCGCAATTGCCGCAGTTGGTGCGCTGATTTTCTACTGGGATGACCTGAAAGCCTCGTTTGGTGACACAACATGGTTCCAAGTACTAGAAGGGGCAATCACTTTAATCACACTTCCATTCAGAGCCATGTTTGAGTTCATCAAGGCTGGTTGGCAATGGGTTATGAGCGGCTTTACCGATACTAGTGGATTTGCCTTTATCGGTGATATGGCCAACTCAATGAAGGAAGTGTTTTCCGGAGTGTTCAATTGGATTACCCAGAGCCTAGCGGGAATTTGGGACTCAGTGAAAGGACTCATTGATTGGATACCAGGCTTCGGCGGTGATGATGAAGCGACTCAAGTGGAATCGAAGTCTGTTCAAAGCGCTACGCCTCGTGCACAAATTCAACCAGGTGGCGCAGCTAAGAACATTGCCAGCTACCAAACCAGCTCGACCAACTACGGTGGAGTGGCGATTTATCCAACCTACATGAATAGCCCGCAAGACATGGCGAGTGAAATAGAAATGGCGGCAGGCTAATGGCGGATTACGAATACCAAGACATTTTGATTGAGAACGGGGATGTGGTGCTCGATGCAGGCCGCAACCCAATCTTGATCCAAGACCGAGCGGTGATCGCCCAAGACATCAAACACGCCATCATCGAGAGCAACTTAGCGGTGGATTTAATCGCAGAGCGAAGCCCATCCAAGAAAGCCGATATCCGCACCAAGCTGGAATTGCTGGTTGAAGAAGACGTTCGATTGGTACCAGGTACCGTGCGTTTGGATGAACCGATCGAGGGCACGATTTACGTATTTGCCGACACCATGGACTTTGGCGAGTTGCAATTAGAGATAGTGAATAACGGAGAGCGTTAATGACTGATATTCCAAAACCAGACTATTCGGAACTGGTGAAGCAATCCGGTATCCCAACCGATGAAGCCGGGTGGAAGAAAGTACTCAAAGAGGAGATGGACAAAGAAGGTTCCATCATCTCAAACGACTCGCCGTTCTCTCCATTTTGGCGCCTCATTGAAGCAACGGTAGTGAAAGTCACGATGTGGCTCATCAATAACTTATTGGTTGGTTACGTCTTGCCGAATATGTTTGTTGCTACCGCCGTTGACCAATGGCTCGACTTGTTGGCGTGGCAATGCAAACTCACCCGCAAAGGATCAACCAAAGCCAAAGGCATGATCGCTTTTCAACGTTCTGCGGCTAAAGGCCCTGCGTTGGTTATTCCCAAAGATACTTGGGTACAGACCGAACCGATTAACGGCACGATTTACCGAGTGAAGGTGCTTGCTGATACGACGATGCCAGAGAACGACACCATGGTGATGGCTGAAGTCGAGGCAGAGAACGAGGGCTCGGCTTACAACCTAGGTGAAGGGTATTACCACATTTTGCCAACAGCCATTCCGGGCATTGGCGCAGTGACCAACCCTGCCGAATGGTTGAATGAAGCCGGAGCAGATAAAGAGAGCAATGACGAACTCCGCCTTCGTATCCGTAACCAATGGAGCGCAGTAGCAAGATGGCACATTGATGCGGCTTATCGTTCGCTACTCACCAGTCGCGCAGGCATCAACGACGACAATGTTTATTTTGAGCATAACGCCCCGCGTGGACCAGGCACTGCTAACGCGCTCATCCTTTTAGACACGGGTGAACCATCGGCAGAAATGTTGGCGGATTTGAATGAGTACATCCGTGTCGAAGGGCAGCATGGCCATGGTGATGATCTCCAAGTGCTCGCCATGCCAGAAACGACCCACGATATTGTCTGCCGAGTTTGGCCGCTGCGTTCATTAACGATGGAAGACCGAGATGCGTTGCGCATTAAAGTGGAGCAGTTCATTGGTGCCGCTTTCCGTGAGAACACTGATTACTCGCCAACGGTCACCAATCCGGTTCTTCGATTCAGTTTCTCAAGGCTAGGGCAGGAGCTGCATGCGCAGTTCTCAGAGATTGAATCCCTCGAGTTTGATAACGCTGACATCATTAACAATCTAACGGTACCGCGAATTAATACTCTGGGGGTGACGATTGAAAATTCCTGAGATTAACCTGCGTTACTGGATGGGCCGAGGCGAGCTGGCAAAGTTCGCCCGAGCCATGCGCAACTACTGGGAACATGTGAGAGCTGCATTCGAAATGCCACTGCAGCAGCATGATCCGTTAACCGCCCCAATGGCACTGGTGAACATTCTCGCCTGGCAACGTGAAATAGAACGCTTAGGGCAAGAGCCGGAAGAGTTATTTCGAATCCGTGTGGCTCATGCTTACGGGTTTGCGCGTGACGCAGGCACGATAGCGGGTTGGGAAGATATGTTCGCCAAGTTGGGTTATCCGCACATTGGGCAAGACGAGCGTTTGGCCAATGTGGATTGGGACGTGATCAGTCTAAAAATCCGCGACGGCGATTTAACCAATGTTCCCAAGCTGCTAGATACCGTCATCAGACAATACGGCAGAACCTGCCGCCGCTATCAATACACCAGTTATGTCGAAATGCCGTTGGCCGCGCGAAGCAAGAACGTCGAAGCGCAATACGCAACGTCGCATGTTAAGACCAGGCTCAACGTTGGCTTGCTGCCCAGTGTGCTGAACGTCGACTGCGAATATTACCAAGCCACAGTGAAGGGTTAAGGAATTACTAAACATGGCAAATACCACTGACAAGTCAATTTTAACCGCCGCAGGTAAAGCACTGTTGGCACAGCTCAACGCTGAAGAAAAGCCGCTTATCATCGACAAGATGATGTTTGCGAATGTTCCAAATCGCCCAGAGTTTCCGCAGCCAGATGATGTGGTACCGACAGATGACATCGTTCACCAAGAGCAGGTTGAGCAACGCGGCCGTCTTTCTGCAGACTCGGTGATTTACAGCACCACTTTGACCAGCGATGTTGGTCCATTCGAGTTTAACTGGACGGGCGCATACTGCTCTGAATATGGCGTATTAGTCACGATTGACCATCACGCGCTTACACCTAAAACCGCCGATGAACCGGGTGTTGCAGGTAATACTTTGGTGCGTTCGGTCGTCCTTGAATACAAAGACATTGCCGAAATCACCAACATCACGGTGGATGCATCCAGCTGGCAATACAACGCCACTGACCGAATGAAGAAGATGGACAGCGATGTGGCGCAGTCCATCATCGACCAAAATGGCAAAGACTGGTTTATCGAAGATGGTTTCTTGGTTACGCCATCAGGCAGTGCCTACAACATCAAAGCGGGTGCGGGTTATGTCTCGGGTAACCGTGTCAGCATGGAATTTGACCGCAGCGTTCAGGTACCCAACAAACCATCGTTCATCTACATCGATGCGCACCGCGAAGGCACACCAACAGGTGAACAAGTTACCCTGTTTGATTTTGTCATCACGGCTGAAGAGAAAGACGATTACATCGACTCATCAACAGGCAAAGATATCCCGCATTTTGTGTGCAAAATTGCTGAGGTGCTGGCAGATGGCTCGGTAAGTGATTTGCGGCCGGAGAAAGATACAGACATTGCGATTTCAAGTAAAAAGTACCAAATCTGGGTTGACGGAGATATTAGAAGTAACTCGGATAGATTTAAAGACCGTCCTGATATTCGTGAGTATCAGAACTTGGTCAGCGATGGGCTTTGGAACGACGCAATAGATACCTCGCTACGAGAAAATACAGCGGTGTTAATGCCGAATCAGACTTTCGATGTCTCTGACACAGTGCGTTTAAGCCGTCGCGGCTCAGGTTTGCAGGGATACTCAAAAAACGCAAGGAACTACAGTGATAGCACATTTAAGCTTCGCTGGCGTGGTGGGAATGAACCTCGTAAAGCGGTCGTACTATTCGGTCAAAATGAAGTTGGTGCTGAACCATTAATTGATGCGACCGACAACGTTTTATCCAACGTGCTTATTGATTGCGGTGACGATGTAGATGGACGAGCTGGTTTTGGTGTTTATGGCACGTACTTGACCAATGAAACATTACTCGACCGCATCTCCGTTCTTGGTAGTTCTGAATATAATTTCTATCTTGCTCGGTCATGGTACGCCAGCTATCGAAACCTATTTTCATTTGCTTGTAAAAATAATGGTATTGCTCTGGGAATGCCGCTGCGTTACTCCGATGGTGAGTTAATTGAATGGGTAGCTCCTGCACCATTGGAAATGAACAACACAGAAATTTATAACTTGCGCTCTCATAGCGCAGGGCAAAAGTTTTCTGTTGATGCTCCGGGAACATTTAACCCGATGGATCTTTCTATGGTGCGCCAGGGTTATGGTATCGGGCTAGGGATCGGTAACTCTTTTCATGCAAATAAAGTAACGTCTGAAGGTTCAGGTGGGTTTAACCTGTACTCATTTACAGGGGCACAACCACAGAAAACGATAAAAGAAATTTATCTAGAATCTACGATGAAAAACTCGGGTTTAGACTCAGCCACAGAGTTAGGAAATATACTGTTAGAGGCTGACAACGAAACCGGTGGACCGATAGAAATTTCAGACGTGTTTAGTAACTATCACAGCGGTGGTATTTACTTGTTGGGAGAAAAGCGCCCACTTAAGTTAAAAAACGCGCACCAACCAAGGTTTTTGAAATCGATTGATGGTCTGAGTAAGTTTGAGATTGATTCCTTCGTTTTTAGAGAAAATTGTTACTCAGGCCTTGGCTATCATACGACTGAAGATAGAACCGTCATAGCAGATGAAGTACACAATATCCGATACAGCTGGGAGATAAATATTCCATTTGACCCAACTGTTCTTACGGGAGGTGGCTTGGGCCATCCAACCTATTTCATTGCTATCAAAGCGAATGGTGAAAACCCCGGGCCATCAACATTTGTGGTCGAACACGAAGATGGAACCATAGACAGCTATAACTATCCAAATCCGTTACCAACTGAGTGGACGCACTTTCTACGTATTGAAGGCTCTGCTGTAAAAATTCGTCGAGGTGGGAACGCTTCAACGGAAGATGTAAATGTGCGCTTTAACATCGTCAAAATGAACCCAAGTTATTTGTAAGGAAAAACCATGAGCCAGCCAATTACAGGAACCACTATTCAAGATTTACATCGCGATCTCGATACTATTATTGAAACTTCAACAGGCGTTGATGTCGAGAAAACGCAGATGTTACTGGAGTTATTTTATAAACGCTTACAGCAGGAACTTATCCCTGACTTGGACAACAGCTAGGTTAATGGATGTTAACTTTAAACGGCACTCAAATCTCACTCAAGAACCTGCGCATCAGCGTTCGCCAACAGCTTGCCGGACAAGATATGTCCGGCCAGTCTTCATCGACTGACCAAGCCGAAACGGGCAACAAAGGCAAAGTGTTATCCGTGAGTGGCGTGATCCCATTCAATAAGAGTGAAACCCTAAGTAACCTTTTCACCATGGCAGGCGGGCAAGATAACAGTGCCCGCCAGATTTATCGCATCAGCAACAATACTGCCGCTGCGCTAAAGATTCGCCAGGTGAAGTTCCAAGGTACTATCCGAGCCGATGAACAAGAGAGCAACCGACAATGGAACGTCGCTTTCGAGTTGGTTGAGCACTTGTCCGTTCCTGAGCGTGTTGAACAGCGACAGGAGGATAAGCCAGCAACTCAACAGCAGGTGCAAGGGGTGACCACTCCGGTTGAAACGGGTCAAAGTGAAGACGTTCCGCCGGATACCAGCGTTGAACTCACAGGCATCATGAAGTTTTTGAAATCACTAGACGAAATCTTGTCATAGGGGGAGGTAATGGAACCAAACCATAAGTTTGTGTGCCGAGCCTATCTTGGTAGTCAAAAAGTTAAAGCAAAGAACCATCGCATTCTCTTTGATGTGAATACGCCTGGTCGCTGCTCGATTTCCGTAGAAGGTACTCCGAAGATTAATACCATTATTGCGGTGGACATCGGATGGGGTGGCAGCATATCGCGGGTATTCCTTGGTTATATCGAGCGGGTGCAAGCATCAGAAAAAGGATGGTCAGAACTGTTTTGTCGCGAGTTGGCGGCATTGTTGTTTAAGCCGCTTGATATCACGCTTCGCCACCCGACATTAATGCAGTTGCTTAGCGATGTGACCAACAAAACCGGACTGCAGTTCGTGGTACCAGAAGCGGCCTACAGTAAAACATCAATCCCTTGCTTTTACAGTGATGGTAATGGCTATCGAGTGATGGACGAGCTGTCTCAAGCCTTCGGTATTGAAGACCTGTTTTGGCAACAGCAGGGTAACGGCCAAATCTATGTGGGCACTTGGAAAGACTCTTATTGGGCAGATAAGCCGGTGACCATTCCAGATAACCTGATGACCGGGCACACCACGGCCAAGTCAGTGAAAATACCCGCGAGTCCAAAGTTAAGACCGGGTGCTATCGTCAATGGCTTGCGTTTGGTGGGCGTTGATTTTCAAGGAACAGAGGTGAAGCTGACATGGACGTAAATGCAATAAAGCGGATCATTTTCCGACTGTTTCCAGAATTGACCGGACGTTGGCACTTGCCACGTTGGGGTAAAGTAGTTGCGTTACCTGAGCTGCCAGAAGAGGGCGATATCTCTGATCGATTTTATCCTCACTATGCGGTGGATGTTCAACTGCTCGATGAAAAGGGCGTGGAGTTTAAAGACAAATCACCTCTTCAGGCGGTACCACTACCAATACCAGGTGTGGGTGAATATGCTGGCAGACTTGAGCCGCCTGCAATCGGAAGCATTGTAGAAATAGGTTTTATGTTCGGCCAACCGGATAAGCCTTTCATTCGTTGTGTGCTGCCATTGGGATTCAAGTTACCAGCGATTAAGCAAGGTGAAAGCCGTTACCAACAACGCCAAGGTGTTTACCAGTTGGTAGATGAAGCGGGCAACTTCGAAAGCAAGACAGACAAAGACAACATCACCGAGTGTTTAAACCAACGCATCAAAGTGTTGGAAGACAAAATAGAAGAAATCACAAACAACAAAACCACTACGGCCAAGAAAATCATAGAAGTCGCTGACCTCATCACCATGAATGGCGGTAAAGGTGTTGTGCAAGGTGACTGCATTTGTGCTTACACAGGCAAGCCTCACTCTGATTTGTCATCGACAGTTAAGGCAGGTAAATAAACATGGCAATGAGTAAAGCATCTCTCAAAGAAAAGTTAGAAAGCGAACTCCAGGCACAAGGGTTCGTTCTAACAGGTGAATTCGCCATGGCAGGAAAGATGGCAGAAGCGATCGCCAATGCTGTGTATGATGAAATTACACAAAACGCAGAGGTTCCCGTTACTGGCGGTAGTTCAGCTGGGACTTATCAAGTCACCTAACACCTTGTCTCACAGCGGGAGACACCTTTAGGTTGCCCTATAGATAAATCAACTATCTATAGGAGCAAAGAAACTTGAACATTACACCAATCGACTTACTGGTATACCTAACAATCCTTCATCGCACCATCCATATTATTAAGGAGTTACCGACATTCTAGTTTGCATCTATAGCAAATATTAAATCAAGCGCCTGTTTTGGGCGCTATTCTTTTACCTCGAATATCTGAAGCAATTACGCGCCCGATGCGGCTAAACCACAAATAGGAGCATCCAATGACGAAAGGCGACCTCTAGGTGACGGAATCCGCACTCCTCCTCCCCACCTGCGACGTTTTTGGATCACTTTTTTCGCAATTTTGGACATACGTAATTCTACAGCGACACTTCGTAGTAAAATCATACTCTCAAGCCTTACACAGCAAAGGGCTTAGGCTTTAACTTGATATAGCGAAACCGTTAGAAATCGCTGAATATAAAATTTCGGTCATTGATCAAAATTGCAAAAAGATCGCGTGTGATGATCTGAGTGTGTTCTGTTTGGTGTGTGTAAGTGGTTGATAAAGCTGTATGGAGCTAAATTTTGTCACGTTTTTTTGCTCTGGCATGTAACTGAAATGATCAGAATGGAACCTTCTAAGCTCTTATGAGATAAGGGCTTAGAGGGTATTTAGTAAGAAAACCGTTTTTTCAATTTTGAAATTTAGACTTTGTGTAGAAAACGGATTTATATAAGGGTATTACTCATACTGGCAAGTTAGCGATTGCGTTTTTGCAAGTTTTGTTTAGTACATCAATGCTTGGGTTTCCTTTAATATCGCAGCAAGAATCTAACAATACTTGTAAGACATCACGTAAATGAGCTGGATTTTCTTTTGTTAATCCATAGTTTTCATGATCATCAAAAAATTCTAAGATAGTTTTCCTATCCAGTTCTGCTGTTTGCACTAGGTCTTCATGCGAAAGTAATAAAAAGTAGTGCCACAGTATCTCTAGTTCGCTTTTTATGCTGCCTTTATCACTAGAAAAGATATGATGATGCTCTGGGTTAAAGAAGTGATGTAATTTAGCGAGAGAATAACCAATGGAGTTACCTTTGTTAAATGGTTTGATTCTATTGCCACAAAAATGAGATATATTTATGTATATCGATTCTAGAATTTCGAAAGTTCTTGTCGCAATGAAAATGTTAGAGAATCTGATACTTGGATTGCTTAGAGGATAAATGCTTCCCTCTACTTTGTCGAAGGATAGCTCAACATGAAGCAAATTAGCGAATTGGAACAATTTGACCAAGTAGTCATCATATATTTTTCCAGTAATATCAGACTGGATCGTTGCTATTGGGTCTAGTTTCATCTCTCTGAAGTTTTTAATAGAACTAGTTAGATCGTTGTAAAGAGAGTCCATCAAAGCGATTGAGCTATGACCATATGCTAAAGAGAATATCTCTATCTTTACATCGCAATGCTCACTATTGTTATTCGGAAAAAGCTTTCTATAAAGGGTGGATTTTTCATTGATTACCACAGAATACTCATGTTCAAGTTCCTCCAAAAGTTCCCGCATTAGCTGTTTGTGATTCTGATATTTTTGGAATGTCAGCATCTTTGCTTGAGATGCCCACATTTCTTGCTGTTTTCGCTCATGCTCTTCTCGATGCTTACGTTCGAGTAATATTTCTTCTCTTTGTCGTCGTTCTTCTGCCTTGCGCTCGGATTTTTCTTTCTTCTGCTCTTGACGAATTTGAGTATGTTGCTTGATAAGAAAACCAAGTGTAAGAATAGTACCTGATGCTGCAAACCAAGTGGCTAAATCGCCGGGCTCTAGTTGTTTAAATATCAGTGCATCAGCAGCGTTTAAGAGCCAATAGCCGAGGAAAACTCCTCCAATCCCGGCCAGAATATAAGTCATTACGTCTTTAGAATTCATAGTCAATGATGTTTATGTTTGGGATTACGGATATTACACAATATGCACCATAATTAAACGTTTGACACCGATCTTCCACATCGTTAACCTGTAGCGGCACTGGCAAAATCCAGTGCCGGGCGTAGGAACCCGTTTTGTTTACTCTCGGCGCATAGACGCCAGCTTTTTGCTGGTTTTTTTATGTGCAGCTTTGGCACACCTAAACATGGTGGCTTTGCTTATCTATTAGGCAAAATGCATCTGAATTATGGTGGGCTGGGCAGGGCAGCTTCGGCTGGCCGTGTTCCGAGAGAGCGGTATTCCTACCCCTGTTCAGTTCACCACCCAAAGCGTAGGAACTCTGAGTGGTGATTTAATCAAATTGCTCTCGGAGGCCATCATGCCTAATACAACTTCCCTTACCCTGACTGTATCTGAGCTTGTCTTTAATCAAGGCGAAAAAGTCTGTACTACTTCTCTTAAAGTTGCAGAAGCGTTTAACAAGCAGCACCGTGACGTTATTCGCAAGCTCAAATGCTTAGAATGTTCTGATGAATTTAACGCGCGCAATTTTACGCACGTTGAATATCGAGATAAGAAAGGTGAGCTTCGCAAAGCATATGAAATGACAAAAGACGGGTTTATGTTCTTGGTCATGGGCTTTACCGGAAAGAAAGCAGCACAAATAAAAGAAGCCTATATCAACGCGTTCAACCAAATGGCCAATCAACTCCGCAGCGCCATGCCAACACTTCCTCCTGCTCAATACCAACTTCCAGAATCCTGCTTACCTAACTTTTACGACTCCGGCTGGTTAGACGCGCTCTACAAACGCTGTCCTTCAGAAAGCCATTGGACATACCACATCAAGTTTCAGATAAGACCGAAAGGTGGCAAGTTCTGCGCGAAGTTTGAATTAGGAATCGGGGGCAAAGGTGAAGACAAGCCGTGGTTTGAGTCCAGTGGCTCTGAGTTTATAGACAGCGGTTTTTACCTAGAGTATCGAGATCTAGATGAGTTGTGGGAAAACGTTCGCAAAGTGTTGAGCAAGTATCAAGCTAACAGCCCGTTTTAA